ACCGGATGGCCGCGAAAAATTTTGGACTTGGGCCGCTTTAGTTGGGCCCGCTCTCTTTATTGAATGAAAGTAATGTGTGGCCCAACCATATTACGTCTGACGAGTTAAGATATTTGTAACGACTTAGCGCCCAAGTTTAGCAACGGCTATATATTGAACGTGCAATTGTCAGTAACTTTAATTCAAAATGCCTAAGCGCGATGCCCCATGGCGCCACATGGCAGGTACGTCTAAGATTAGCCGGGTCGCTAATTATTCTCCTCGTGCAGGAGTTGGGCCACGATCCAACAAGGCCTCTGAATGGGTTAACAGGCCTATGTACAGGAAGCCCAGGATATATCGGATGTACAGGACCCCCGATGTTCCAAGAGGCTGTGAAGGCCCATGTAAAGTCCAGTCGTATGAGCAGCGTCACGATATATCCCATGTTGGTAAGGTGATGTGCGTCTCCGACGTGACAAGAGGTAATGGTATTACCCACCGTGTAGGGAAGCGTTTTTGTGTTAAGTCCGTTTATATTTTAGGTAAGGTATGGATGGACGAGAATATCAAGTTGAAGAACCACACCAACAGTGTTATGTTCTGGCTGGTCAGAGACCGTAGACCCTATGGGACTCCTATGGACTTCGGCCAAGTTTTTAACATGTTTGACAATGAGCCCAGTACTGCCACGGTCAAGAACGATCTTCGTGATCGTTACCAAGTTATGCATAAATTCTATGCTAAGGTGACAGGTGGACAATACGCAAGCAATGAACAAGCGCTGGTCAAGCGTTTCTGGAGGGTCAACAATCACGTGGTGTACAATCATCAAGAAGCCGGGAAATACGAGAATCATACGGAGAACGCACTATTATTGTATATGGCATGTACTCATGCCTCGAACCCTGTGTATGCGACTTTAAAAATTCGGATCTATTTCTATGATTCGATAATAAATTAATAAATGTTGAATTTTATTGAATGATTCTCTAGTACATCATGAACATATGATTTGTCTGTTGCGAAACGAACAGCTCTAATTACATTATTAACTGAAATAACGCCTAATTGATCTAGATACAACTGAACAAGAAATTTAAATCTACTTAAATATCTCATCCCAGAAGCTCTCAGGGATGTCGTCCAAACTTGGAAGTTGAGATAAGCCTTGTGGAGACCCAACACTCTCCGCAGGTTGTGGTTGAACCGTATCTGGACGTGGTAGACTCTCGTCCTCGTGTAGAGTAGGTCCTCCACATTGTACATCTTGAAATATAGGGGATTTGATATCTCCCAGGTATACACGCCATTCTCTGCCTGATGTGCAGTGATGAGTTCCCCTGTGCGTGAATCCATGCCCTGCGCAGTGGATGTGAACGTATATGGAGCACCCGCACTGTAGATCAATTCGTCTTCGTCGTGTTGCCCTCTTTCTTTTAGCTGCCCGATGTTGAACTTTGATAGAGGGGGGAGTTGAGAAAGACGAATTGCGCATTGTGCTTTGTCCAATTATTTAATGCTGAGTTTTCCTCTTTGTCGAGGAAAGATTTATAACTGGCCCCCTCGCCAGGATTGCAAAGCACGATGCATGGGATACCTCCTTTAATTTGAACTGGCTTTCCGTATTTGCAGTTTGATTGCCAGTCCCTTTGGGCCCCGATAAGTTCTTTCCAGTGCTTTAACTTTAGATAGTGCGGTGCGACATCATCAATGACGTTATACTGCACATCGTTTGAATACACCTTTGAATTGAAATCGAGGTGACCGCTCAAGTAATTGTGGGACCCTAATGCACGTGCCCACATGGTCTTCCCTGTCCTTGAATCACCCTCGATTATTATACTGATAGGCCTCTCCGGCCGCGCAGCGGCATCCCTTCCGAAATAGTCATGTGCCCAAGATTGCATCTCGACAGGCACGTTAGTGAACGACGAGAGGGGAAACGGAGGAACCCACGGTTCTGGAGCCTTTGCAAATATACGCTCTAAATTCGAACGAATATTATGATGCTGAAGAACATAATCTTTTGGCTGTTCCTCCTTTAATATATTGAGGGCCTCCATGACTGATCCTGCGTTAAGAACCTTGGCATACGTGTCGTTGGCAGATTGCTGACCTCCTCTAGCTGATCTTCCATCGATCTGGAAAACTCCATGATCAACGAAGTCTCCGTCTTTCTCCACGTATGCCTTGACATCTGACGAGCTCTTAGCTGCCTGAATGTTCGGATGGAAATGTGCTGACCTTGTTGGGGATACAAGGTCGAACAATCGTTCGTTCGTGCACTGGTATTTTCCTTCGAACTGTATGAGGACGTGCAGATGAGGTTGCCCATCTTCGTGTAATTCTCTCGCAACACGAACGAATAGTTTATTGACTGGTATTGTTAAGGCTAAGAGTTGGGAAAGTGCTTCTTCTTTCGAAAGAGAACACTTAGGATAAGTGAGGAAATAGTTTTTGGCATTTAAACGAAATCGTTTCGGGAGTGGCATATTTGTAAATAAGAGCTTGTACACCGATTGGGAGCTCTCACAAAGTCCGAATGAATCGGTGTATTGGTGTACAATATATACTAGAACCCTCAATAGAACTTTCAATCTCGATCGAACACGTGGCGGCCATCCGTTATAATATT